AACCCCAGATTCAAATTATACTGCAACAAGAAGTATTAGACTAAGATATGAGGGAAGTAAAAATTCAACCTCAGGAAATTTTGATAGACAATTAATTCAATCAACCTCTTCACTTTCTCCAATAAACAATTATATTTCAGCAATTGTTGAATTTTCTCCATTAATATATCCTAATTTTTCTTTGTCATCAGTTTCAGGTTCTTATAATGCTTCTTCTATTATTTTAATAGATTCTTCAATACCTGGAACAGGAATTCAACCCTCCAGAATAACAGATAATCTACTTTTAGATACTAATAGAGTACCTTCGGTTTCAGATTTTAAAATAATCTCTAAAACAGATCAGTATTTTGTACCTCTATTAAGACAAATATTAAGACCAGAGGATTCAGCTTCTTTATTTCAATATGGAGATAATATTGAATTCTCAAGTGGATCTTTACCAATATCTGAAAGAGTAGTAAAAAAGATATTTGATAATGGATATGTTCAATTTTATCCATTACCTTCTGGTTCAATTTCATCCACTGAAGGATCAACAGCTGATGTATCTTCTACAGGAAGAGGAGCTATAATTTCAAAATTTATTTCTCCTACAATATCTCAAAATCTATTGTCTATTGTAAGAACAATAGGAAGTGATAAATAACAATACTGGTGGAAAAAACAATACATGAAGATGAGGAGATGGTTCAAATTTGGTAACTCAATTGTAAAAAACAAAAACAACACATATTTATAAACAAATAATAAAAATCAAATGGGATATTTAAATAACTCTATAGTTACAGTAGATGCTATTTTAACTAAAAAAGGAAGAGAATTATTAGCAAAAAATGATGGTTCATTTAGAATCACTCAATTTGCTTTAGCTGATGATGAGATAGATTATACACTCTACAATCCTTCTCACCCTTCTGGAAGTGCTTTTTATGGTGAAGCAATAGAAAACATGCCTTTACTAGAGGCCTTCCCTAATGAAACTCAAATTATGAAATACAAGTTGGTTACTCTTCCAAGAGGAACTGCTCGTTTACCTATTTTGGATTTAGGATTATCTGCTATAGCAATTAAACAAGGAGCTAATTTAGCTATTACCCCTCAAACACTAAATTATTTAGGTGGTAATCAATCAGAATCACAAGGATATTCATTTACTATTTCTGATGTTAGATTATTTGGTACTTTCCAAGGGGCTGGAATTAATACGCCAGCAGCAAATACTGCAAATTCAACAACAACAATAGGTACTAATGTATCTAAAACAGTAGTAGGAACTACCTTAAATTTAAGAGCAACAACAGTAAATACTTTATTTGGTACAAATTCTTCTTTAAGTGCTACATTAGTGGTGGTAGGAAGAGATTCAGGAGCCAGATTAACTATACCTGTAACTGTAACTAAAACTTCAACTAATTAATATAAATTATGTCATTTAAAAGATTAGAAACAGACGATTTTGTAATTTCAGCAGATTCTATTACAGGTGTATGTTGGGATAAAGGAGTTACTACTTTAACTTCATTCTTTACCTCCTCTGTTCAAGCAGCTGCTTCCTCAGGAGACTATTATTTAAATATCCAAGATGGACCCGATTCATCAACTTCAGAATCAGTTCAATTTGCTATCGCTTATGGAAATAAAATAGGAAGTGGTTCTATCCTTACAACTCAGGGGTAACTGGTAAATCACCTTCTTCTACAATCTATGGACAATATAGAACCATGATTTTAGAAGATGAAAATACAGATTTTGCTTTTGGGGATTATACTGGAACAGAATTTTTTGTCATCTCAGTAGATAGAGCTCGCTTTAAAGAATCTCTATTTCCTGGATCCTTGAACTTGCATTTATCTGCCTCTGAAGGAGAGGTAGTATTAACAGATAATTCAAAAGATGTAATTACCAACACATTCGTAGGATCAAACCGAGTATACCAAATTGTATCTGGTTCAAATGGAAGTGCATATTCAGGAACAGGTTATACACCTAATTCAGGATCTTACGGATGGTTCCTCCCAGATACTGGTTTAATTTTATTGAATGCAATGGCATTATCAGGATCAGCTGCGGCAGGAGGAATTGGTTTATCTGTTACTAGAACAAATACTAATAATTTAACTAACAATCAAAATTTCTATAATGCCCTTAATTTAGAGGGAGCTAATTTCCAAATTAACTCTCAAGAAACTATTACTTCAGATTTTGTATTTATACGCCCACGTAGCTCAGAATTTAACTATTCCGAAAATCCTTCATTTATTTCAGGATCTACAGGTGAGGTAATTTACAATGATTTTATAAATAATCCTCAAACATATGTAACAACTGTAGGTTTGTATAATGATACCAATGATTTATTGGCTGTAGCTAAATTATCTAAACCATTGATTAAAGACTTCACTAAAGAATCACTAATTCGCGTTAAGCTAGATTTTTAAAATGAATGGGAGCATTCAAGCAATTTTTAACCCAAGATATAATTGTATCTCCATTTGAGGTAAATAAGGGATTTTCCTTTACTTCTTCTTCATTTTTGGATCCTGATGTAGGTATTGTAGTTTTAAATGGGATTTCGGGAAGTTTTTTAACAAATAAAGATACTACTTCCACAGGTGATTATCAAGAATATAAAACACTTGTATTTAATTCCATAAAACACCTATATTACTCAAATTATAGTGTTTCTGCCTCAGGTGATCCTGCTAGCTTACCCATAGAGATAAGAGGATCTCAACCAGAGGGAGACAGAATTCAAGGTAGTAGACCTTTCCCTAATTTTGAAAATTATTTACAATCTACTTTATTTTTTGAAAGAGATTTACCCCTAACATTTGGTTCTAAAGTAGATGTACTTTCAATTCCCTCTAAATTATATGGGGATCAAATTCAAAGAGGATCTTTAGAGATAAAAAATTCGGTTTTAACTCTAACAGATGATGGAGAGGGAAATTTACTTTCAGGATCCACTATAGTAGGTAATATATTTTATGCTCATGGGATTGTTACCTTAACTAATCAAGGGGCAGTTTATGGTTCTGGGATTTATGGGACTTCAACTTATGGTTTGATAGGAGGATTTTTAAATAATTCAATCACTTGTTCATTTTCTTCCTCTAGAACAATTTATGAAACACAATATAAATGTACTATTAGGGAAAATGAGTTTAACTTTTCTCAAAATCCTTCAATCGCAAGCGGATCTTTATCAGGGTCTTTATATGGATTTGCTACTTCTTCTTATTTTGAACCTTACATAACTACCATAGGGTTATATAATGAAAATCAAGATCTGTTGGCGGTAGCAAAATTACCTATCCCATACCCTTGTCCCAAATCAACAGATACAACCTTCATAATTAATTTAGATAGATAAAAAAATGGCAACAATCTCAAAATCAGGAATCTCAACAAACTCCACAATCCAGGCTGAACACATTACTAGGGTAATAGATGCTTTAGATGGGACCTCTGGAGATGATTTAATCATAAGTGGATCTTTAACTGTAAGTTCTAGTTTGATTCAATCAGGCTCTCACTACCTCCCACCCCAAACTGAATTAACTGTTGAAGGAGGAGGAGATTATAATTTAGCTGATAATTCTGACTTTTTAATTAGATTAAATTGGGCCGGAACAGGTAATGCTAATGTAACTTTATTTTCTTGTACAGGATCTAACACTAATAGATCAATTAGATTTATAGCTTCAGGTAATGGGTTAGGTGGGAGTGATAAAATTACTTTAAAAGGACATGGTAGCGAAACTATTGATGGGGGGGGTTCTACAGAATTATCTAGAGATTATGAAGGAATAATGTTATGGTCTGATGGAACCGAATGGTTTGTTATACAGAAAAAAGGATAATGTGGTATTATAAANANCAAGTTATAGAATCTATTGAGGATATTCCTAAAAATGTTTTTGGTTTTATNTATAGAACTATTCATTTACCTTCCCAAAAAATCTATATTGGGAAAAAAGTATTATTTTTCAATAACAAACGTAAATTAACTAAAAAAGATTTGTTAATGTATGAGGGGATAAAAGGAAGAAAACCCTCATATAAGATAATACAAAAAGAATCTGATTGGAAAACCTATTATGGTTCTAATGAACAAATCAAACAGTGGATTAAAGAAGGAAAACAACAAGAGTTAAAAAGAGAAATTTTAGCTTGGGGATTCGATAAA